AATTTTAAAGAGAGTTCTTTATTTGAAGACATAATGTTCTTGGATAGGGCATCAAGAGATATTGGTCAAAAGATTCTCATCGACATTTTTGATTTGGAAAGAATTACAGACTCAGATTCCATAAATAACAACATGAGTGTCTTCGTATTCTTGGCAGGTATTCTCACGAAAAACCATTTTTCGGTAATGCCTCTCCCGGCGTATGTCAATTTCTACAACCAAACTCAAGATGTCGCTGGTAACAACGCAAATGATGTGGACCAAACTCCACAAGATTTTGCTAATGACATGTGGGGTACATTCTTAAATGTTGATTATAGAAACTCAGGACCAAAACTAATTTGTTTCTATAGTGGTAGACCTTCAAGTTATTTGGACATGAAGGGGAACAAAAACTTCTTGTTTAGAAGTGACGCGTTTGATATTCGTTCCAACAACAATCCACTTGTAAGACAGGAAGATAACGTGAACACCTTGTTCAATAATAAAGTCGTTGGGTTTAATGTTGATATAGGAACAAGAAACCAAAATATATTCTATTCATTCCGTGTTGACCAAAACATGGGTAAGGCGACTTCGGAGTCTATTCAACAAATCAATCAGATGGCGGACTTCGCTTCTGGTAGAAATACTGCGACTCAGAATGTTTCCTTATACAACTACTATAAGAACATGAGTTACAACTGTGAGGTTGTTTCCTTTGGTAATGCACTTATTCAACCAACAATGTATTTCAATTTGAGACACGTGCCGATGTTCAATGGTTCATACATGATTACGGATGTAAACCACACCGTTACACCAGGTTCTTTCCAAACCCAATTTACGGGTATAAGACAAAGTGTTTTTGATTTACCACTTATTGACAATTACTTAATGAGTATAAACAAGAACTTGGTTTCAAAAGTTATAAGCGCTGTAAAACAAAGAAAAGACGATGTCTCTGTTACAACCACTACTCAACAGAAAAATGCCAACAAATCTACTAATCCAAACACAACAACGGCTGAACAGAATTCTTGTACTAGTAAAGTTAAAGAATATCCATACTTAGACGTACTTGGATTCCAAAGTGTCTCTGGAACAGATACCAAGTTGAACGCCGAACAATTGTATAATGAAATCAAGTTAGTCACACCTGACCAAAATCTACAATTTGTAATTTTTGCTATTTGTTATGTTTCAAGTTTCAGTGACAACCGATTTAATGGGTATGACAACAACTATGGTAAGATAACTTTAGAATACAACTATTCCGACTTAGTTGAAAAATATTTCTTGAGAACGTATTCGTGTCGTAACTTTACCACAAATCAAAATTCTAAAGTTTCAAATCCTGTTGCGATGTTTGCAACAACTAACGATTTCTTACAATTCATGAGAGACCGTCTTAGAGATAAGATTGGACAAATCAGGCAGAAATCTTTGGAGACGTTCTATCTACAGAACTACCCATATCCGACAGGAGTAAGTCAAACAAGAAACCCTGAAGTTCAGACACTCCTATTGAAAGCAAAAGTTTCGATGGACAAACTCCAAGGACAAGAAACTCCTCCGTTTAAGTCAAACATACCGTTAATCCCTACTCCGGCGCCAAGTCCTGTAGTTAATAATCTGAACACAACAAACCAAATTGTTCCGACCTGTACCCCAACACCAAGTAACGCCGTATTCCAATTCGGGGTTGGTCCAAACACTGGAAACCCTGTTCCGACACCAACACCAAGCGCAACAACTGTTATTCCACAGAGTAGTGATGATACAATTCTCAATAACAACGCTATTTTAGGTACAACAAATCTATCCATCAGATATGGAAGTCCCTTGGGTACTTTGACTGGCACATTTACAATTACGGGTCAATTAAGTCAGTCCTATCCAGCACGTATTTACGTGGCTCAGACAGGTACCGTCGGAGCAATGACCATTGCGAATTTTACATTGACACCAAGTCAAGTTGTTTCTTCAGGTCAGTATACGTCAACTACTGATGGTTGGAAAACGGTACTTTCTCGTTTAGTGGCTAATCAACCAAACTTTTCGGTTGTTATCAAAGTTTCCGTTACTACTCCGGCAAAAGAACACATTTTCACATTTGTTCGTTCCGTAATTCCTTTAGAATGTCCTGCGTTAGGTTTTGAAACTGATGAGATTATTTCAGTCCAAGACATGCAGACAATACTACAAGACCCTTGTTGTGAATGTTTTCCAACAGGAACAAATGGTGCTAATATTATTCTATATGGAATCACATGCGACTTAACGGGTTCAAATTGTTGATGTTTGTATATTAGTTGATATTTATAGTAAAATCTTAGATTATGGATTTAAATCAAAAATTGAATCAGTACCTTGGAAAGAACACCAGAATTTCTTCAAGAAGTAATGGTGATGGTACTACTGAAGTATGTGACCTTGACACGGGGGACTGCTATGTTGTTCGTGAAAGAGATGGGTTAATAGAGAGAGCCGGGCATTCTGTAACCGCAAACAGAAAGGTAAAAGTTGAAACTTCCCACGGTATAAAGACATTGTTAAACGGTTAATAAAATGGAAATTGACAAGAAGATTCTCAGGGAGATTGAGAGACACCACAAAATCAACAAGTATATTACTGAACAAGCTGACTTGGCTTTAGAACCTGCGGACGCACCTGCAACTGGACCCGAGACGGCAACAACTCCTGAAGCTCCTGCTGGACCTCCTGTTAAAATTGACGTGGCTCAAGATACTGAAGTCGAAAAAATTGATGGTGAAGGACAATCTACAGAATCAAGCGAAAGTGGCACTGAAGAATTGGAAATCACCGATTTGGTTAACTCACAAAAAGGTATCGAGAAAAAGCAAGACGATTACTTCCAACAACTATTCGGTTATTTAAATAACCTTGAGACAAAGTTGGCAGATATGGACAACTTGGTTAACAAATTGAACTCAATCGAAACTAAGATTGAGAAATACAGAGAGAAGACCCCACAAGAGAAACTTGAATTAAGAAGTTTGGATTCAGGTCCATTTAACCAAAAACTGACAGACTTCTTCGACGACAAGAAAGAAGACTTTGAAAAGGCTGGTAAACATGAGTATGTTCTCACTTCGGATGAGATTGAAAACATTTCACCGGCTGAAATTAAAAAAACATTTGATAAGTTCGACGATGGATATGAAAATCCATTTAAGTACTGATTTAAATAGAGAAATGATTATAATTAAGGGTTGTGGTAACACAACCTTTTTTTATTTTCATAATAGAATTTGACCATGTAACTTTTTTTACTATTATTAAACAACTAACATTAATTTTTATTTCCTATGAGCTCTTTAGACGCAGTTTTAGCACAGTATGAAAAATCCCAACAAGCCACAGGTGGCGGACAGGGAAAGATGTCTCAAGACGAGAGAATGAAGAAATACTTCGCTCTTATTCTTGATGACAAATCAAATTCGGGCACTCGCCGTGTCCGTATCCTCCCTACCAGAGATGGTAGTTCACCCTTCAAGGAGGCTTGGTATCATGAAATCCAAGTGGGTGGTAAATGGCAGAAGTTTTTCGACCCAGGTAAGAACGACAACGAACGTTCTCCCCTAAATGAGGTGTATGAAGAACTTATGGCTACGGGTAAAGAATCCGACAAAGAACTTGCTAAACAATACAAGTCTCGTAAGTTTTATATCGTAAAAGTGATTGACCGTGATGCGGAAGGTGACGGAGTCAAGTTTTGGCGTTTCAAACACAATTACAAGAACGAAGGTATCTTGGATAAGATTATCCCAATTTGGAGAAACAAAGGTGACATTACTGACCCCGATAAAGGTCGGGACCTTATCATCGAACTCACCAAACAAAAGACACCTAAGGGAGCTGCGTACACTACAGTATCAACTATTATGTACGATGACCCCACCCCAACTCACGAAGACGCTAAACTCATGAAAGAATGGGTTGATGACGAACTTACTTGGTTGGATGTATACTCAAAGAAACCCGTTGAGTATCTCGAGGCAATTGCTCGTGGTGAAGCTCCACGTTGGGATAATGACAAGGGTGGTTACGTTTATGGTAACAACGAAGAAGGAACTGAAACCTACGGTGGTTCAAGTTCAAAAAGTTCTTCTTACGTTGACCCCCAAGTCAACGCACCAATTGACGAAGACTTACCATTTTAATTAATTGTGGGGTAGGCGTTGTCTGCCCCACTTTATTTTTTTTATTATGACAAAAGAAACAAGACAAAAAATGATTGATAGTCTCAAAAGAAAATATGAGGCACAAATCTTGGAAGCCGAGGCGACTCTGATGATTTATCTTGAAAATGCGGCGGGTATTGGAGAGCACCCACAAATGCTCGAAGAGATGGACAACATGGTTGAGAAACTCGCAAACTCAAGTGACAAACTACAAGTACTAACTGAATTTTGGAAATACAATGGCGATAAAGAAAGCAACTGATTTCGGGTCAATAAAAAAGAAGTTCTCAACTTCTGCTAAGTACAAACCACAACGATTCTTCGATTGTGGTCAAGAGTTCTTGGATGCGGTTGGACTTCCTGGTCCTGCGATTGGGCACATCAATATGTTCTTGGGTCACTCTGACACGGGTAAGACCACTGCGATGATTAAAACTGCGGTGGATGCTCAAAAGAAAGAAATTCTTCCTGTGTTTATCATCACCGAACAAAAGTGGAGTTTTGAACACGCTCGACTGATGGGACTTCAATGTGAAGAAGTGGTTGACCAAGAAACGGGAGAGTTGGATTGGGATGGATTTTTTATCTTCAATAACAACTTTTCGTACATCGAACAAATCACCGATTACATCAATAACTTGTTGGATGCTCAAGAGAAGGGTGAGTTGGACTACAGCTTGTGTTTCTTATGGGACTCTGTAGGGTCTGTTCCTTGTAAGATGACCTATGAAGGTAAGGGTGGTAAACAACACAACGCTTCGGTGTTGTCTGACAAGATTGGTATGGGTATCAACCAACGTATCTCGGGTTCTCGTAAAGCGGACTCTAAGTTCGAGAATACTCTTATCATTGTTAACCAACCTTGGGTTGAACTCCCCGATAATCCTTTCGGACAACCCAAAATTAAAGCCAAGGGTGGAGAGTCTGTATGGCTCAACTCTTCTTTGGTGTTCTTGTTTGGTAATCAAAAAGGTGCTGGTACCACCAAGATTACTGCTACCAAGGACAAGCGCACTGTGAAGTTCGCCTCTCGTACCAAAATTTCTGTTATGAAGAACCACATCAATGGATTGGGTTACGAAGACGGAAAGATAATTGTCACCCCCCACGGTTTTTTAGCTGGTAAGGAAACTACTGAAGAGAAGGCTTCGATTGAGGCTTACAAGAAGGAGTACTCTGACTATTGGAAGGAAATCATTGGTTCGGATGGTGACTTTGTGTTGAAGGAAGAAAAGGAAGAAAATTAATTTTCTTTTTGTGAAAACACTTCTTGTTGATGGAGACAATCTATTCAAAATCGGATTCCACGGAGTCAAGGACTTATTCGTGGAAGGAAATCACATCGGGGGTGTTTTCCACTTTCTCAACACCCTTAGACGGCAATTGGAACAAAACGAGTACGACAAGATTATCGTCTTTTGGGACGGAATCGAAAACTCAATCCAACGTCGTGAATTATATCCTCAGTACAAACTGAATCGTAGGAATGATATGAACGAGTCAAAACTCGAGTCATATTATTCTCAAAAGAAACGAACTAAGGAGTACTTGGAGGAATGCTTTGTCCGACAAGTTGAAGTACGTCAGAATGAATCTGATGACCTTATTGCCTATTATTGTAGTATGGCATCTGATGAAGAAAAAATTGTTTTTTCTTCCGATAAAGATTTGCTTCAACTTGTTGACAAAACAACATCAGTTTTTTCACCAATAAAAAAAGAAATGTATAACTTTGGGGACAAGGTTAAAATGGGGGATTTTTATATCCCACTCGATAACGTATTGACCATCAAAATTTTGATGGGAGATAAGTCCGATAATATTGATGGAATTAAATTATTGGGTGAGAAAACTTTTGTAAAATTTTTCCCTGAGGTTCTTGATATCAAAGTTTCTTTTGATGATATTTTGACCAAGACAAAAGAATTGGTAAAAGAAAACAAAGATATTGTCTTAAGGAATATTTTATCAGGTGTAACTAAAAACGGAGAACTAGGTGAAGAATTTTACGTAACAAACCAAACCATTGTGGACTTGAAAAATCCACTTATCTCTGAAGAAGCCAAACAAATCGTTGAACAATATTATAGTGAAACTTTGGACCCTGAGGGTAGAGGTTTTAGAAACATTATTGTTATGATGACTGAAGATGGATTCTTCAAATATCTACCAAAAGATGACGAGGCTTTTGTAGATTTTTTAAAACCTTTTATGAAACTAACTCGTAAAGAAAAACGAAAATTTAATCAACAAAATCAAACACAATTATGAAAGAAGAATCCGTAATTAAAATGGAGTTCCTTTTGACTCTGAATGAAAACATCGTTGTTCAGAGATTTTATAATGTCCGTAACTATAACCCCAAAGCACGTCGCTCAGTTCAACTCAGTGAGTTGATGAAAGATATCGAATACACTTTGGTTTATGACCTTAAAATGAAAACGGTCATGTATATGTTGGACAATCAAGACTCAATTTTATTGGACCCAGACTTGATGAATACCTCCAACACGGATGGTCCTGAGAATTTTAATATGTATGTCAAAATTTCCGATGAAACAATTTTTCACAGAATTTTCGACGGAAAAATGTTCCCCCCAAAAGTAAGATATACGGTTGACGTACGTCCCAGCTTGAAAAACATTTTGAAAGGTTTGACTGACACTTTTTCATCTGAACATTTAACGTACGACCTGTTAGGATATGACCTTTCTCGGTAATATTTAATTGATACACGCGACTCTATGAATAAGAATTTTGACTATCTCGGCAATACATTCCAACTACAACTAATTAACCAAATCATTACAGACAAAGAGTTCGCACAGTCCATTATTGATGTTTTAGAAGCTTCCTATTTTGACAACAAATACTTTAAGTTGATTGTCCAAATGGTCCGTGAATACCACGGAAAATACCAGTCCTCACCCAACTTTGAAACCTTGGAACAAATTGCCAAGACGGAGATTTCTCAAGAACTAGCCTTGAAGATTGTTATTGACACAATCAAACAAGTTCAAGAGGCACCGTTTGAAGGAGTTCCTTTTGTTCAAGAAAAAGCCCTTAAGTTCTGTAAACAACAAGAACTTCAAAAGGCAATGAACAAAGCCCAAAAAATTATCGACCAAGGAGATTTCGAATCCTACGATGCCGTTGAAGGTATGGTAAGAGAAGCACTCCAAGTTGGGGAGAGAGATACTGGTACTACCGACATCTTCTCTGGTTTGGACGATGTACTAAATGACGATTTTAGACATCCAATTCCAATAGGTATTGATGGTATTGACCGTCTTCTTAAAGGAGGTTTGGCTAAAGGAGAAATTGGTGTAATATTGGCTCCTACGGGAGTTGGTAAAACCACATTAATGACCAAGATTGCCAACACCGCTTTTAACATGGGGTATAATGTCTTACAAATTTTCTTTGAGGACAACCCAAAGATTATTCAAAGAAAGCATTTTACTATATGGACTGGTATTGAACCAGATGGCTTGGCAACAAGAAAAGAAGAGGTAATTGAAAAGGTGGAGGAAATTAAAAACACGATGCCAAACAAACTTATTCTTAAGAAACTTCCGTCA